AAAACCCAAAAATAAAAAAGGGGCAGGGTTCCGGGTAAAATCACCTCTTCGCTCCGCCGAGCTAGCCCCTCGTTTCCGTTAGTTCCAAACGACGAATTCCTGCGTGATTCCGTGGTATTCTCGAACTTCCTGACCGCTGACAATCTCGCCTGGTTCGTCGCGTTGTGTATCGAGGTGCCAAATGTTTCCGCCCGAATCCGACCAGCCGGACAAGCCGGTAGGACTCGCGCTTTCATCACCGACCATCGCCGACGCCAGCGCCTTGACGCCAGTGTATGTCGATGCCATCAAATAGGCGGTAATTCGCGTCTCATGCGTTCCAGTAGCTCCACCTGCTGAATTGACGGCCGTATCGTTCGATTCATAAACGATGCACGGCAGCGTCACGCCTTCAGGAGGCATGACGGGATACACTCGATCGTCAATCAAAGCGGCTACCGCAGTGATTGCCTTGGCTCTAGCTACGAACGTTTCTTCTGGAGAGCTCATTTATTTCAAAGACCTCCCGCCGACGATCGGCCGATGCCTGTAATCTGGCCGCCGCCTTTCAGGTTTCCTGCAAGTCGCACTGCTTCCGCTTCAATTTTTTTTAGTTCATTTTCTATAGCAATCATCATTGGTCTGCGCAGCTGATCGAATGCAGGTTCAAGCATCTTAAATTTTCGCGTCATCACGGCACCGCCGCTCTTATTTGTTACGACGTGCCCGCCGCCGCGAACAGACCTGCCGAATAAAGTCATTCCTGGAGCCTCGTACCAGTTGCCTGGTATTAGCGTTTTGTCCGCCGACACCTTCCAGGCACGTTTTCCTGTGTATTGATAGCCGACCGTCTTAGAGTCCTTTCTCATACGACCCTTGACGCCGTGTAGCGCAGTCTTCGGAATGCGACCCTTCACTAGGCCAAACGATTTAATCCACCGATTCCCCGCTGCGGTAATGCCGGGCAATCGACCCGATCCCCTATCGAGAGTCCCGCCTCTTACGATCCTGTGTCCAAGCTCGACGAGGTGCGCGTGATAACCGCCTTTACTGTAGTTGAAACCGACGGCCACATAAGTCGTTTCGCCTTTACGATACATTTTCGTTCGTGAGCCGGCGGTTTCGTAAAGGTGCATTCCTTGCTTTCTCCTGTACCCTCGCCTCTCCGCATCTCGCAAAACTTTATAGGCGTTCCACCTCGCGCGCATCGTCAACAGTTCTCCCGCCGATTTCATCGCTGGCTTCATAAGTTTCCCCGACACGTTCGGAGGCAGCGAGTTGAGTAATTTCAATAGCGAGTCAATGCCTTCAATCTTGACGGTTATTTTTCCGTTTCCGATCATGTGATGGACTCACGGCAAATACAGGTTAATTCACGATTGCGCATGTCAGGCTCAACGGTTTGGATATACAGATAACGGCTACCAAATAAAAAACGATTTAACTGCGTAATGTCGTTTCTGTATCGCATTTTCACCTGTACGGTCGCTTCTCTCTTGACGATTTTTCCTTTCATGCTTTCAGTCATTCCGACAGTCTGCACTTCCGCCGGTATGCCGGAAATGGAATTCGTCCACGTTTCGGAAACTTCGCCGAAACTATTAGCCGTCGATGTCGCAGAAACTTGAAGCGTTACTCGATGCTTGTAGGAGCAGGCTCGCATGATTCGACTTCCTCGTCCTCGGTTTCGTTCAGCATCCAGTAGTTGACGTACTCGACGAATTCATCGACGGTTCCGGCAATCACGTAAGGTTTTTCCGTTCCGTCGGCCCAAACGCAAATAGTTCCTTCGTCAATCCCGTCTTCGACGCGAGCGATAGAATCTGGATTGATTCCGATGTGCCTCTCGGTCGGCATCTCCGACGCGGACTCACGAACTAGGATTGCTATTGGAAGCAGCATTTTTTACCCGTAAAATCCCGGGTTAACGCAAGCAAGTAAATTGTCAATCGCTTCGTTCATCTGACTTTCATCCACGCGATCAGGGTCGTATAAATGTTCCAGTTTCAACAGGACGGCCGACTTCACGGTATCCGGTATCGACGCCGGCGAAGTCGATCCGGCGACGAATCGAACCGTTACCGCGTCGGGTCGATCGCGCACGGACGGCCAAGTTTTATTGTAGGAAGGAACTACATAGCCTGGCGTGTTTTGTGCCTTGACGGTAATGTAATAGCCCGTACTGCCGGTGCTTCCGTTGGTCGTGCCCCATGTCGTCAGTGTTCCGGTGGTGTCGTAATACTTGATCCACTGAACCTTAGACAGCGGTGGAATCGGAAGCGTCAATCTGCATTCATCGTTGTCGGATGGAAAATCACGCAAGAGATAATCGTAGGTGGCGGAACAAAATTGACGGCCTCCATAAATTCGACGTTGGCAAAAATCAACGGCCGAATTTAGCTTCAACAAAATTTCATCCGTGTTATCGTCTTCCGATTCCCTTAAGTGCGCGCACGCATCGGCCAAAGAAACCGGAGTCGTCGTAGGTGATGTTACGAGTTGAATTTCAGACATATCAAGTCCTCTGCGCCCATTGACCCCAATAGTCTCGGCAGTCTTCGAGAGCGCCTTGCAGATACAGCGATTCCGAAGCCGCCCGGTCGCGTATTTCCTCGGCGCGTTTTAATTCGGCCTGAAGCCCGGCCGCTTTAGATTCGTCCTTGTTGTACTCAATCGCTCCGCTAATGAACGCTACATTTCGTTCGGCGGTATCGCGTTCTTCGCCCTTCTTTTCGACTCGGCCGGAAAGTTCCGTGCATCGCGTTTTCCATTTTGAAAACATATCGCTTTGCCGAACATCGAATCCGTAGAGGCCGGAACATTTCAATAGATCGCTCTGCGACGGAACGTAAACCTCGATTCCTCGACCGGCGGCAACTCCGAGGAAATACTCGCAGCTTGGTCTCTGGTGTGCGTATTCGTCGTTGCACGCCATATCGACGCCCCATATTCCAATCTCACTCGGCTGCATATCAATCGCCAAGGCGATCATCCACGAAACGCTATTTGTGAAGTAGCCGCCGAATTTCTCGACGATGTAATCTTTCGGATACGCGACACCAAAAGGAATGTCGTCGTTGCATTCGCGCACAACGACCGGCTTGTCCGTAATGGAAGCGAGCCAATCGAGATAGGGCTTTCGCGGTCCGGCGAGCTGGTTCGTCGCGTGAAGCTCGAAATGAACATCAAACTTAGGCGACTGCTTGCAGAAGACGAGGTCCGACAGCGTCCAAATTTGCCAAGAAGAATCTTCGTAAGGCGCGAGTCCGAGAGAACTCGGCGCCTTGCCGACGATGGCTATCTTTTTTCTCTGATCGCTGCGAATGGAATCTATAGAAAACTGCGACATAACAAACTCCGTTGGTTGCCCCGGCCGCTCGCGCGTCGCTGCGCAGTCGGCCGAGTAGTCACTCTGACACGGAACAAAAAAGCGAAACGAAATACCCGGTCATGGAAAAACCCCTTTACGTGCAGGTGTAGGTTCCTGCGGCCGTGCTGTAGCCGACAATCGTCCAGGTTGTCGAACTCGGCGCGAACAGATGAAGCGTCTCGCCTTGCAGGGCCGTTTTCGCCGTGATCTTCGACTTCGAGTAATTGAATTTACAAGCGTCCGAACCGGTCGCCGAGGCAATCGTCAATCCTCCGGCCGTCGATTTGCGCACCGTCAGATAACGATGACAACCGGCTGCCGCGGGCTTTTTCAGTTTGTACGCCAACGCTCCGGCCGATGTCGATCCAATGAGCGTCGCGCCGTATCCGTCCAGCGTTTGGGCTGTGGATTTCGTCGTAACAGTTTCACGAACGGAACCTGCACTCGAATTCGTTACAGCGCCGGTGTTGGCGATCGAACCGCTATTCGTCAATGTTCCTGCGTTTGTGATAGCGCCGCCGGATTCAATGGCGATTGTACCGCCGGACTCGACGGTTACGGTTCCGCTGCTGGCTACGACAAGTTCGTTGCCGCCGTGCTTACGATATACGTTTGGTTGATAACTGACATCTGCCATATTGGATACTCCGTTGGTTGCCGCGCGGCGCACGTCGGCAGTGACGTGCGCCGCGCGTAGTCACAAGGACGCGGTTACGTTGCACCGATAACAAGCACGTTCGATAATGCAGCCGTCGAACCTGCATAGGTCGTGCTAGCTGCGGCAGGTTCCGTTGCAAGCCCGTACTTTTCAGCAACAATGCTGTTGAGAAAAATTCCAGCCTGTTTAACCAACTTCGCCTTGACGTAGCGATAAACGGGGCGGCAACATTCAAGCGAAGCGATTCGCTTGTCGTTTGCCGTTGTGCTTTTCGCTATAGTTACGGAAGCGCCGGTAATGGCCGTATAGTCCGTGCTAGCGGCCGTGCTAGTATCCGTTCCTACGACGGTTAACGTGGCCGTCCCGGTTGATGCTGCGGTAGACTTGAAGCAGGCGAGAAAGCGAACGCCTTCCGCGCCGGACAAATCAACCTGCGCACTGTAAACCGTTTTGGCCGTGGAACTCAAAACGCCATACACTGCGTTGTGGTTGATAGACCTTGAAAGATTCATATTCGAGATTCCTTTCGTTTTTGATTATCCAAGTTTGACGCGGACGAATGCCTCGGAACGGACCGGCGCGCCGTCCGATTCCATGCGAGTAAGGAAGCAGTCCTTGTTATTTCTCGCATACAACTCTTCGAGTCGAAGCACCTCGATATTCATGGAATCGACAATCCAGTAGTTCTGGAAGTCGCCTAGAATTCCGACGTATGCGCCTGAAGAAATCGTAGAAGGCGCGTATTCGGACAAACGAACGGGGAACCCAAGCATTCTATCCGGTTCGCCCTGAACAACGCTATCCATCAAAAGATAGCGGCCGTTTCCGTCTTTTAGTTTCGCAACCAACTCCATCACGTCGCGGTGCAAAACCCACTGAGCGCGCGACCAATAAGCCTGCTTCAGTTCGTACTTCGCGGCCTTCAATCCGTCGAACGTCGGCGAAGACGATGTGTTTCCGGTAGAAACGTCGCGACTCGTTGGAATGCCGTCGTTCGATGCTGTGAATACACCAAGCCATTGCTGCGCGCCCGTGCCGGTCATGGCGGCTTTCTCTTCAGCGGCAGCTACGACTCGCGCGAGTTCCTCGCGCACAATCTGCTCGGCCATCGAAGTTTTTCGCAACAAAACCTTGGAGACGATAATCTCCTTGGCCAGCGGATTCGGTCGCAGTGCGCGCTTACC